TACACCCCCAGCAGGAACCCGAAATGAACGACATCGACCACCCGCAACACTACGGCGGCGACACCACCTACGAGGCCATCAAAGTCATCGAAGCGTGGGGACTCGGGTTCTCGCTGGGCAATTCCGTGAAGTACATCAGCCGCGCCGGGAAGAAAGACCCCAGCGCCGAAATCCAAGACCTCGAAAAGGCCCGCTGGTACATCGACCGGCACATCCAGGCGCTCAAGAAGGACAACCCATGAACCCGCAAGACCTCGGCACACGACTACTCGCCACCACACTCACACTCGCCATCCGCGCCGTCACCATCTGGGCATGGGCATGGGTGCGCTGGAACAACCGGAAAGTGGGCAGGGCGTGAGTACCGTCCGCTACTTCAGCATGTTCTCCGGTATCGGCGGTTTTGAGCTAGGACTACAGCAGGCAGGCCAGGACCTCGGAATCGACTTCCAATGCGTCGGATACTCCGAAATCGACAAACACGCCATCGCCACCTATGAGGAGCACTTCAACCATGACAACTATGGGGATGCAACCCAAATCCACCCAGACGCCCTACCAGAGTTCGATCTTCTCGTTGGTGGCTTTCCCTGCCAGTCATTCAGCATCGCCGGAAAACGACTCGGCTTTGACGAAACCCGCGGCACGCTATTCTTCGACATCGCCCGCATCATCGAAGCCCGCGAGCCACGCCACTTCATCCTCGAAAACGTCAAAGGGCTCATCAGCCACAACCGCGGGGAAACTTTCCGAACCATCCTCCGCGCCCTTGATGGCCTGGGGTATGACATCGAGTGGAAGGTACTCAACAGCAAGGATTACGGCGTCCCCCAATCCATGGAACGCGTGTACCTTGTCGGAAATCTTGGAGGAACACCCCGACCCCAAGTATTTTCTCCCACCGGACAAGGTAACCCGCATACTACGGTCGGCCAGTCAACAGAAGCCGCAGTTGCTCGCACACTCACCGCGGGTGGCAACTCCGGCGGGAACCACTCCGGCATGACCATCCTGGAACTAACCGGGGCTCGCAGCCAATCGCAGCAGCTATACGATCCAGCCGGGCTTGCGCCCACCGTATCGACGGGCGGAGCTACAACTGGTGGCGCCGAAGTTCCGAAGATCAGCGTTCCACCACGGATCAGGCGGCTAACCCCCGTCGAGTTCGAGCGGCTACAGGGATTCCCTGACAACTGGACTATCGGCTCCGACACGCAACGCTACAAGCAGTGCGGGAATGCGGTCACCGTGCCCGTCGTGGCCGCGGTCGCGAAAGGAATATACGCATGAGTACCGCTTCCCAGGGCCGCGCAAGGGAGTACAAGGTCCGTGACGCAATGATCGAGCACGGATGGGAACCGATCATGCGAGCCGCCGCATCCAAGGGGCCGGCCGATCTACTGCTGGCCCATGAAGAATACGGGGCCGCGCTCGTGCAGGTGGGTACTGGAAACAAAGACCTCGGACCTGCTGACCGTGCACGCTTCCTACGCGCCGCATACCTATGTTCCGCGCTACCCGTCGTCGCACGAGTAGACCGCGGAATCATCCGATACGCACTCGTCCACGACGGATACCCGAGCGACTGGGAACCGTGGACACCATGAATAGAAAGGAGTGACCGATGGCAATCAGCAAGCGTCTCCGCTTCGAGATCCTGCGGCGCGACAATCATACCTGCCAATACTGCGGCGAGATCGCCCCGAGCGTGACTCTCCATGTAGATCACGTCAAGCCCAAGGCGCTCGGCGGGACCGATGGCCCGGAGAATCTTGTGGCCGCCTGCAAGGACTGCAACGCTGGCAAGGCATCCACCATTCTGGCATCCGAGCACGCTCAAGAGATCGCATCCCGAAATGTCGAATGGGAGCTCCATGCGCAGGAGTTGTCCGCAAAACTCCGCGGCACTCTCGAGCGGGACCAACTGTACGTGGAGGACTTCGAGAGGGAGTGGGCGGAAAACGCCCAAGCCTCCGGTTGTCCGGCGGTATGGCCAGCGGGCTACCAGTCATCCATCTACAAATGGGCAGGGCTTGGGTATCCGATGGAATGCCTAGAACTTGCCATCGGGTCCGCCTACTCCGCACGACGGGTTGCCGACGAGGACCGCTTCACGTATCTCGCGGGGATCGTCTGGAAGCAAATCCGGGAAGCGCAGATCGCCATGGACGAAGTAGAAGAGCCGCACCTCTATACCGAAGCCGAACATATTGAGGCGTACATGCAGGGCTGCAATCAGGGTCACCGTGAAGCCATCCGCATCGTCAGAGAACGCGACGTGGTCGCTCTCGTCGTGGACGGCCCAACGGCCTCGCAAATCGAAAGGATCTGGTGGGATACCAATGGCGCGAATCCGGTCAATCAAACCCGAAATCAGGACTAGCGAAAAGGTCAACGCCTGGCCGGTCGAGGTCCGCTACTTCTGGATAATGCTCTGGGGTTATGTGGACGACCATGGCCGCGGCAGGGACAACCCCAAGTTGATCGTCGCGGACACCTACCCTCTGGACGACGAGGTGAGCCACAAAGATGTCGAAAGGTGGCTCCGCATCTTGGAGCGAGACGGCGTTATCCATCGCTACAAGGTGGACGAGAAGCCGTATTTGCTGGTGCTCAACTGGTCCGAGCACCAGAAACCCTCACACCCGGCAAGGTCGGTGATCCCCGAACCAGAAACCGTGCCTGACAAGGGACGGGAGGGTTTCTGCAATCCTCCCGAGGGCTTCGCGAGGACTTCGGCAAATGGTTCCCCTGAGCAGAGAGCAGGGAGCAGGGAGCTGGGAGCAGAAGAGCAGGGAGCAGAACCCGCTGCGCGGGACACCGACGCGGGGTTCGAGGAAGCCTACGACGCCTATCCACTCAAGCGTGACCGCAAGAAGGCCAGGGCCGCATACATCAAGGCGCTCAAGGACGCTTCCCATGAAGTCATCCTCGAAGGCATCCACAGATACCGCGATGACCCAAACCGGGACCCGAAGTACACCAAGCATCCCGCTACGTGGTTCAACGGGGGCTGTTGGGACGATGACCCACTGCCTGCACGCGGGACTACCAACCGATCCACCGACCGAATGATGGCCGGCTACCAGGCAATGGCTGGTTACAACGGACCAACCGATGATCCATGGCAAGCGAAGGAGTTGGAAGCATGACCCCCGAGGAACTGCGGGCCTGCATCACCTACGCGAACGGCATTGACCCCCGCGTGCAGATGACGGGCCCGAACGCGCAACTGTGGGGGCGCGTGGTCGGGTCGAAGTCGGCGGCTGAGGTCACGGCGGCGATCCAGGTGTACTACGAGCGGCCAAGACTGAATGGCCGCGAGCATCCGACCATCGACCCGGCGAGCGTGAAGCGGATCATCGCGGACGAGACGAACCGGATGGGCGCGCAGGAGTCGGCGTCGAAGGCCATCGAGTGGAAGTCGCCATCGAACACATTTCGTGCCCGCAACCCCGAGGAGTGGGATCGGCTCGTCAGGCAGGGCGCGGAGAACCACAAGGCGCAATTACGATCCCGCGGCCTTGTCCCGCACTACGAAAGCTGCCCGACGTGCAGCAGAAACCGTTAGCCCCGCACCGGGGCTTTTTTCATGAGGAGAACACGATGAGCAAGCTTGAGGTACGCCGCTGCAAGTGCAAGACGGCAGGCTATACGCTCTGTGATGCGCCATGGATGGTTCTGGATGCGGGGTGGATCTCCCGAAGCTATGCCACCCACGCGGAGGCCATCGCATACGCCGACCGCCTCGCCAACCCAACCCCGCCATCCCTGTCCGCGCATGGTGCACGGCTCACGGACGACGCAGCACGAGACTTCCGGGAGGGGCTGTGAAGAAGCGTGACCTGATCTGCACCCTGCATGATTCCCGCGACCACGGCAAGGACGGCTCACAACTCGGGGACTACACCTGCAATTGCGCCGAATACGTGGACGCTATCTGGCCGATGATCCGGGCTGAACTCGATAAGTGCGTATTCGCCGCCGAGTACCACCAGCAAGCCGCATACACCGAGTGCTGGACGAATCGAACAACCGCAGCACACGACCAGACCAACCGCGACCGGCTCGCCACGTTGCGCCGATTCGCTGAAGCCGAGGAGGAATTGTGAAGCACTGCGACACATGCCGATGCGAAGAAACGGAGCTGCGCGAGTCCTACTTCGGCGGCATCCCGGAGTTTGCCGTAGGTGAATACATGAAGGTGATGCAGGCCGCGTACGCCAGGGTTTCCGATGTGTTCTACAGCATGGAGCGCGTGCGGTTCTTTGCCGCAGATTGGCAGGCCGAGCGTGACGAACTCAAGGCGTGGGTGGCTGAACATGCCCTCGACGATTCCCAGCCGATCCCGTGGCGACCATATCGCCCCGAACTCGTGACCCCGTTCTACGGCAAGGAGTGGAAGCGATGACTGAACTTCACCAGCCGCCACTCATCACCGGGACACGCATGGTCACCACTGGCCGCCCCGTGAAGCCGTACGTGTACCGGGGTACGCAGTTCGAGCCTGTGCGCGACCCGCAGAAGAAGCCGAAACCCAGACGCCCGGCTGAATGCGGGACCGATGCAGGATATCGCCGCCACCGCAAGCATGGCGAGGATGCGTGCCAACGATGCAAGGACGCGCACACCAAGGCGCAACGCGAATGGAACGAACGGCGAAAGTTGAAAGCCGAGGCCGCGCAATGATCGAGCCGAAGAACCCCGGACGCGGAACCAGCACATCCCACGCGAACCGGATACCGCTGCAGGTTGGCGGGTACTCATGGCGCAAGGACGAACCCGACGCGCAACCGACCCCACGCGAGGACACGTACCGGCCACCCAAGCAGGAGCGCCGATACCTGGACCCGCCGACGATGCGCGAAACGTGCGGACGACCGAGCGGCATGAAAGCGCACTACAAGGCCGGGGAACGACCATGCGACCGATGCAAGGCCGCCAAGTACCCACCAAAGACCGCCACAAGCCCACAGGACGCCGAAACAGGGGCGGGTGGCACTGGTGGGCACCCGAACGATTGTCGGCCCGCAAAACGAACACCAGCAGCTTTAGGAGAGAAACCATGAGCCACGAAGCGACACCGTTCGCGCTGGCCTATCCACGCAACGGGCATGTGAATCACATCATCATCGACCAGCCCAAAAACCGCCATCCATACCATCAGCACATCACCTACACACGCGCCCTCTGTGGAGTTTCTGGCCGCGATTCATGGGGGACGGGCTTCATGATCATTCGGCAAGGTGAAATCACGGACGCAGAGTGCTCCAAGTGCCGCAACCTTGCCGCGAAGAGACTGGCAAAGAAGGCCGACCAATGACCACCGCCGAACAGGACCGCCGCACGAAACGCCGCCACGCAGACAAGAAACGCCGCGAACAACAAGCCGCAGCGAGGAAGGGGAAGAAGTCGTGAGCACCAAAATCAAGCCCAGGCCCGCCGACTCCGACATCGGATCGAACGATGACATGGACCACTACTTCTGCTGCGACGAGAACCTCGCGCTTTGCGGCACCGACGTAACCGGCATGCCCTTCGGTCGCACCGCCGGGTTCATGTGCGTCGTTTGCGAGGAACTTCGGTATCAGCCATGCGAAAGGTGCGGCTGCAAATGACACTACTCACTGAGAATATCCACAAGCTCACCCGCGCCCATCTTGCCACCGACCCGAACGACGGCAAGCTGAAGCGGTTCGATTCACTACTTGCCCAACTTGCCGCCGCGTGCAGGTCAACGCTCGGGGCTCCTGGTGGCGCATCGGGTGGCGCGAGTGTCCCGCTGAACATGAGGGCCGTTCAGTTGGAGCGCGATATCCGGGAGGCAGCGCTGAACGGCCACTACGAGATGCGGGGGTTCGAGTACCGGGGGACTCTCGTGGATCTGTTGCAGTCGTTCGCCACGGCCGAGGGGATCTGGGAAACGTTTCTTGAACACGCCACGATGGACTGGTGCGATCAGATCACGGCCCTGTTGACGCCCGAGAAGCCGCGATGGAAACCGAGCCTTGAGTGTCCGGCGTGTGGGCAGCGATTCCACGGCGAGGAGAACGAACCATGCCTTGGACTGAAGTATTGGGACGAGGATGAGAAGGTAGCACCGCAGGAACAGTGGCACATGCTCTGTGCGGGGTGCGGTGCCGAGTGGACGGGGAAGGAAATCGTGTGGCTATTGAAGTCCCTTGACACGCGGGAGATTGGTGGTCAAGTGCAGGTTTGATCGTGTATAGTAAAAATCGTTGAGGGCACAACTGCCACTTCATCCAGGTCGCAACCTTCGGGTTAGCGGCCTTTCTTGTTTCCCGGCGCGGGAGACCTGCATATCATGTAGCGTCCCGCGCCGGGTCAAGTCGTCCCGTAAACGCCGTCCGTTCAGCGGCGAAGGTT